TAACCGCCGACCATCACGACATCCGCCGTAGCGCAGAACGCACGAACGACAAGCGGCGTAGCGTTCCCTTTGATGACAAGCCCAGGCACTACCAGCAGCAGACCCGACTCAGCCGTAATCGTCTGCTCAATCAAGTCATCGGGCGACGAAGTGCTACCCCACTCAATCGTCAGTTTGCGGTCAGACGAATCGCTATTGACCGCATACAGCCACACTTCGTCAAAGGTGGTCGCAGTCGCTGAGCCTGTGTGGATGGTCGTGCCAGCCGTAGCGGTCTGGGCGACTTTGATGAGCCTGCCATCGGTTGAACCCGAAAGGGCGATTTTGCTGAAAGTTGCCATAGTTCTACTCCTAGTCCCTGACGCTACCTAAGCAAACACCGTGTTTGCCAGAATGTTATCCGCATCAGAAAAATCAGTTGAAGCAGCCGCAATCGCCGCCGAAATCGCAGCCGTAGCAGCAACATAATCAGCCAAATTAGCGGCAGTCAACTTCTTGGTCACAGGCGTACCCGACGGGTCATCCACAACCACAAACAAGTCCACATCAGCAAGGCTTGTCAAAGCCGTGAGTTGCGTAATCTTCTTATCAGCCATTACCGGCCTCCAACAAAACGAACCCTCCATCCTCTAGGTTCAAATCGCTACCATCCTCTTGTTCTACATTGTAGACCTGATAGTCAGAATCGGACCAAAAAGCATTAGAACGGTCACCCCACGTCAACAAATCCAGCGACTCACCAGACTTACCCAACTCCGCCCCATAAAACTGATACTGCAACGAACCGCGATACTGCAACCCTTTATCCGACCAATACTGATACAGCATGTCCCCGAGCGTGGAAAGCGTCGGATACAGTACCTTCAGTTCCGCATACATCGCATCATTTGTAGTAGCCATCATTTACCTCTCAAAATTGAACCGCCGCCACCAGCACCACGCCCACCCTGTCCTCTGCCCAATCCGGGTCCCGAACCCCCGCCAGTCAAACGAGAATAACGAGTTGTTTTACCCATTTGATTGCCAATTCTTTGGACTCTTCGCTGACCAGTTTCTGTTTGTGTGACAACAGTTTTGTTGCCAATATCAATTTTCCTGCTGTGCGTTTTTTGTGGTCTCGATGATTCAACAAAGTAACGAGGAGCCTTTTTGGAACGAGGGAAAACCCTTTCCCGAAAACGAGTTTCTTCCGTCTGTCTTCCCACCTCGTTTGCTCGTTTGAAAGTATTTTTTGCACTTGATGGGTCATCATCCCATCGTGTCTTCGGTTTACGCTTAGCCATCACACCACCTTCAGGCGAGTCTCACGCTCACGCACCGCCATCGCCGCAATCAACTCATCCAAATCCCGGTCAGACAACTCAGCCACCCGCTTCTCACTCTTCACCTCAACCGTAGGCGGAGCCATACGGTTCGTAGCCTGCAAATACAACTGAGCCGACTTCGTATCACCCTCCAACGCCTTGGCGTACAAAGTGTCCAACAAACGCTGCGTACGCTCAGGCGAACCCTGCACCTCATCCACCTGCTTCGACCAAACATCCTTGAACGCAGCACGCTTCTCCCAGCGACGCAAAGTGGTTATGTCCACGCCCAACTCTTCAGCCATCGCCTTCTTGGTCGCTGGGACCCGCTCCGAAGGAGCAGTGCACAACCAATCCACATACCGCTGTTGGGGTGCAGTAAGCGTTACTTCTTCCATCTACCCAAGTCCCCACACACTACCGTTGGTCACCCAGAGTAGTCATATGACTACAAATGTAGTGATTGGGGGGGACTATAGGGGGGGCGCAGCAAAGTGCCAGACGCACCATCACCCGTAAGGGTGTGGTGCTAAAGCGTAGACAAGTCAAAGAAAGGGAAGATATGTCGAAAGCGTTCTGGAATACGCCAAACCCAAAAAAGAAGTCTCGGTCATTGACCCCAGCCCAAAAGGCTGCCGCCAAGAAACGTGCAGCCAAGGCTGGACGTCCGTACCCGAATCTCGTGGACAACGCCGCTGTGAGTCGCCGTGGCCGCTAAAGACCCCCGCCTTGCACGCGCTGGCGTATCAGGCTACAACAAGCCCAAGCGCACACCCAATGCCAGCAAGTCACACGCAGTGCTTGCCAAGGAGGGAAGCAAGGTCAAGTTGATCCGATTCGGACAGCAGGGAGTCCAGGGGTCCCCAAAGAAGGAGGGCGAGTCCGCTGCGTATCGAAAGCGCAGGGAATCATTCAAGGCTCGCCATGCCAAAAATATTGCCAAAGGGAAGATGTCTGCGGCCTACTGGGCTGATAGAGTCAAGTGGTAAGCGAAAGGAACAAACATGCCCAAGGTTGGTAAGAAAGAATTCCCGTACACGAAGAAGGGTATGGCTGCAGCCAAAAAGGAAGCGGCCAAGTCCGGCAAGAAAATGAAGTACGGAAAGAAGAAATGAAAAAGACGAAGAAGCCAGCCAAGGAAATGGCTGGCGCACCAAAGACCACAAAGCGCAAGTTGAGCAAGAAGACCGCAGCGCGCGCACAAGCCGGGAGTTACGCAGGCTACTAATGACTACAGTTGCGACTGTCCTCAACAGGGCATCGCGGCAGATGTTGGCAGGGGTCGTTGAAGAACGCAACAAACTGGCGTCGAGTGTCACGAGTAGCGACACGAGCATTGTGCTGTCTTACGATATTGGCGGCTTTCGTGCTGGTTCTGTATTCGAAATTGAATCAGAACTCTGTTACGTTTGGGAAGCAAACCAAGCAACAAAGACGCTGACCGTTGAGCGCGGATACGGTGGCTCAACGGCTGCTTCGCATGGGGCTGTCGTTGTCACCCTCAATCCGCGGTTCCCGCGCGTACTTTTGTTTGATTCTCTGAATGCAGAGTTGGATGATTTGTCATCAACGGCAAACGGATTGTTCAAGGTCGCATCGCTCAATATTTCGTACAACGGATCAGACCGCCAGGTCAATCTCACCGGCGCAACAAACGTAATAGATCTAATCGACGTTCGGTTGCGCTATCTTGCCGACGACTATCCGGTAATTCATGGGGCCAGACTGCAGCGCGATCTTCCAACGAGCGACTTTGCTTCAGGCATCTCCCTCGTGTTTGATGACGCAATCAGATCCGGCACGCTGCGCGTCAGGTACAAAACCAATTTCACCCGCGCAACACAAGAGTCGGACGATCTCACGTCAGTCTGCGGACTTCCATCAACCTGTGACGACTTGATTGAAATGGGCGTGATCATACGCGCAACTGCTGGTCGTGAAATCAAGCGCAACTTTATTGAGTCACAAGGTGACACCAGAAGGGCCGACGAGGTTCCACCAAATTCAATGCGTGACTCAATGACCAATATTGCAAGACTGCGCAGGGAAAGAATTCGCGCAGAGGTTGCACGCCTAAGGACTCAGTACCCAATCAAGTTTAGGAAGTAGCCGATGGCTACGCTCACGAGTTTCAAGGCTCCGTTCAAACCAGCCACTGCTTATTACACCGGCTCTGGCTCGACTCAACTCGTCCCAGACGTATTCCCCGTTGCCATCAATGGCAGACCATACATGGTTGATACCGCAAGCAATCAATGGTCCCGGGTGTTTGATGCGCGCGTTCGAGATTCGGTTGACCAATCAAGCGAACCTGGCGAATCGGCACTAAACCCGCAGGGTTTGTGGCGTCGTTCGCAATCGTCGTGGCATTACGGGGCTGGGCAGCAGTATTCGGATACGGCTGATGCTGAGGCGTACAGGTTCTACTCAAGCAAAGGGGTCAATCCGTGGACCAAGGGACGTTTGTCGTTGTTGCGTGACACGACGAACGTGTATCCGACTTCGGGTACGAATCTGTATGCGGTGACTGCCGACGGCCGCCTGTATGGGACCGATGGACAAAGCGTGAAGTACACGACGGATTTCGTGACGGTGACTACTGTGACTGGCACACAGGCGTCAAACCTGTATTCGATTACGTCGGATGGCTACAACGTGTTCTATTCGTATGCCAACGGTGACATTGACCAGACAAAGGCGGACATCTCTACATCGTCTGCATACATCACGGGCATTGAGGCTGGCGTGCTGGCGTATGTGCGTGGTCGCCTGATGGTCGCAGGTCAGGGTGTGGATAAGCGCAAGATTTGGAACATCACCACTCCGGCGCAGTCGTCAGCAAACAACCCGTCTCCGCTTTACACGCATCCGAATACGAACTGGACTTGGGTTGGGTTTGCCGCTGGGCAAACCCACATCTACGCCGCAGGCTACTCAGGCAACACGAGCATTATTTACAATACGCAAATCAAGGCTGATGGTACGGCTCTCGACATTCCGACTGCTGCGGCTGAACTACCCCTCGGTGAGATTGTTCGTTCCATCTACGGCTACCTCGGCTATATCGTCCTGGGCACGGACACCGGATTTCGCTTCTGTTCAACTGACGATTCTGGCAATCTTACGGTCGGACCACTCGTGGAGACTGGGGCTACGGTTGGCGCAATGGCGGGCATCGGCAAGTACATCTACTTTGCTTGGTCCAACTTCGACTCAACCTCGACGGGCATCGGGCGTATGGACATCTCGGTGTTCATTTCCACGAACCAGCCCGCGTACGCAACCGACCTGATGGCTACCGCCCAGGGTACGGTGCAGGCAATCCATGAGTTCCAGAACGATGTACTGTTCACGGTGTCTGGCGTCGGCGTATTCCAGCCGCACGCCACGAACCTCGTGTCGTCTGGCTACCTGCGGTCAGGTATCTACCGTTGGGGTGTACCAGACCCGAAGATCGTGGCAAAACTGGATCTCCGTGCCCTTCCACTGGACGGATCAGTCACACTGTCCATCTCGAATGACGGTGAAGATTTCCACGAGTTCACCGCATGGACAACATCTGACCAAAAAGAAGCAACCGTTGAGGGGCTTGAAGACAAGGCCTTTGAAGCCGAAATAAAAGTTACGTTGGAAAGAAAGTCCACCGACGCAACGGTTGGCCCCATTCTTACCCGTTGGATGGCAAGGGCATTCGTTGCCTCGCTGCGCAGCCAGATTTTCACAGTTCCTTTGTTGATGCATCACAAATTGCAGGTGCTTGGCAGGGAGTATTGGCAGGACGTGGACAAAGAACTCACGCTTCTACGGGATCTGGTGGACACCCCAAGGGTTATCACCTATCAAGAAAACCAGGAGACGTTCCCGGTGGTGGTGGAAAACGTCCAGTTCAATGTGCGCCACATTGGGGATTCGCACAAGGAAAACGACCAAGAAGGTACAGCCATAGTGGTCATGAGATCCGTGCGCTGATGCTATGATGGCGTCCAAATGGCAGCAGTAACTCGCAGACAGTACAAGGGCGCAGCCGCGCAGACGACGATTACCAACGCGCTTGCGTCTGGTGACACGTCGATTACGATTGCGGCGACGACGGGTTGGCCTTCGTCTGCTGGTGTGCCGTTCTATGTGGTCATTAGTCCTGGGACTGCTGCTGAGGAGAAGTGCACGGCAACCATCTCGGGTTCCACCCTGACCCTTACCCGTGCGCAGGATGACACGATCGCCCAGAGCCATGCTTCGGGTGCGACCATCTACCCCGTGTTCAGTGCGGATGATGCTGATGAGGCGAACTTTTTGGCTTCTCGTTGGACTACGAAGGGTGACCTTGTTTCGTTCAATGGTACGGATGTTGCGCGTCTTGGGGTGGGTACGAATGGTTTTGCTTTGGTTGCCGCTTCTGGTGAGACGACTGGGTTGAAGTGGTCGAATCTCGGTGAGGATGACCAAATCGTTCTGGGTTCCCAAATCTTCGGCTAACATAGGAGTCACATGGCTACATTCAGCAAAGTTCAACTCAGCGGTTCGACTGGTGGGCGTCTTATCAAGGTCGCTGCTACGGCGACGACTGGTACGACGATTCATGCGACGGGTACTTCTTCAAGCATCCTTGATGAGGTGTGGTTGTATGCGGTGAACTCGGATACGACTGACCGCAAGTTGACTATTGAGTTTGGTTCGACTTCTTCGCCTGATGATTTGATTGAGCAGACGATTACTGCGGAGTCGGGTTTGATTCTTGTGGTTCCTGGTTTGGTGTTGGCTGGTACTGGGTCTGCGGCCCGTACGATTACGGCGTTTTGTGCTTCTGCGAACGTTGTGATGATTGGCGGATACGTCAATCGAATCTCGTAAGGGGTCGTAATGCGTT